ATGCTGGTATATCATTAAACGGTTCAGCAGCAGCAGGTTACTATAATATATTGAGCAGAGCGTCTGATGGTACTCTATTGCTTAATCGTCCTTTTGGAGACATAGCATTTTGGGAGAATAACGCCACGCTCCATATGATTATAAAAGGAACTAGCGGAAACGTAGGTATTGGTACTACGAGTCCGTCCGAGCATCTTTCCATAGAAGGCACAGGAGACCAAGCGCTATCAATATATAGTAGCACTACAGGAGTTCAATCAACAGCTAGAACCTTTATCAAGTTATTTGGTCAAAATACTGCATCTACTAAGCACGAACAAGTTAGAATAGCATCTGCTCCAGGAGCAACCGCATCAACAGCAGGACAGTTAATAATCAGTACTAACAACACATCAGGTGATTTAACTGAGAGATTAAGGATAGATGAGATTGGCAACGTAGGTATTGGTACGACGAGTCCAAGTAGTCCATTTACAGTAGCAACTGACGTTCGTGCTGATTCATTAACGGCAACGGATTTGCGTCCTCAGTCGCAAATAAATCTACTTGGTGGCGGAGGTGACTCTTTGTTTATAGGACAGTTGACAAACTCGACTGTCTATATGCAATCATCGTACTTCAATGCTACTCTTGCTAAATACCCAATATCAATCAACCCATTAGGAGGCAACGTAGGTATTGGTACTACTAGTCCGGGTTCAACTCTTTCTGTAAACGGAACGAACAGTGGTAGTGTACCCCTTCTTGACTTAACCGCTTCTGGAACTGGCGCTTTTCAAAGAGGCGTTAGAATGCTAAACACTGGTATGTCTGCCGGAGACAGCATTATGATGTGTGTAGGAAATAGAGACAACTCCAAGAATATGGGGCAGTTCTATTTCTACTATGCTGGAAATGCTTCAAACTCCAATAGAATATCTATGGGACTCCATAGTGTTGACGATGTATTTAACATCTTGGGCACTGGCAATGTGGGTATCGGAACAACAACTCCTGGCGCTAAACTTACAATAGGAACTCAGTCTTCTGGTCAGAATGGAACAGGAAACTCTAGTGATAATAGTATTATTGCTCGTATTGGCGCATCCCAAGCAGCCGGTAGGGTGTACGCTTTAACCTTAGCAAATACAGCAGCAGCAGCAGTAGGTAACGATGCTTCTCTTTCCTTTGTGACTGCAGAAAACTGGTCAGCGACTGGGGTTATTAGCGTTATAGCTAAAAACGCTTCAGCAGCGTACTCTGATATGGCTTTCTCTGTGTACAACAATGGAAACGTAGAGAGAATGCGTATTGTTGGGGAGACCGGCAATGTGGGCATTGGCACTACTAGCCCTGCTTATAAGTTGGAAGTATCAGGAGGCGCTATATCAATAAAAGGAAATGCTGCTGGTAACTCGCTTCGCTTTGACGACTCCGGTGGTACTTCCCGTAATGCAATGTACCTTGACACCTCTAACTACCTTAATGTTGGTAACTCCAACTACGCCGGCATCAAGCTATACCACACCGCTACTGCGCCACAAGCAAACGGATTAGAAGGTAATCAGATTGCAGAGGGTTACGGAATAACAGAAAACGGTAAAGTCCTTGCGGAGCCAGATGCTTGGTTGGCGGTTCGTATTGGAACAACAGACTACGCAATCCCAATGTACACCACAGGATGATAATGAAACCGCTTACATCAGAACTCCGCAAGGAGATTGAAGAATCAGGAGTTCCTCTTATAGAAATGTCTATGGGGGAATTCCAAGCTTCCATCACTGATGTGCATAAAGAAAAATTCATATATTTGTAACTCTAAAAAGAAGTAAAAATGGCTAACACTTATTCTTGGGACTGCAAAACTGTAGACACCTACCCCACACAAGACACATTCTCCGATGTCGTATACAACGTACACTGGCGCTTGACCGGCACGGATGATACTGGCGAACACTCTGCCACCGTTATCGGTACTCAGACAATCTCTGTAGAGACGATTGATGCTGAAACATTTGTCGCTTTTGAAAGCCTCACCCACGATGACGTTGTTGGATGGGTAGAGACTGAGATGGGCGAAGAGCGCGTCGCTGAACTCAAATCGTCAGTTGACTCACAGATTGCTGACAAATTGGCTCCTAAATCAGTCACCAAAACTATTGGTTCAGTTGGAGAGTTTATGCCATCTTCCGAAGAGGCATAATTTTTAGTTGAGTTTTGTTTTGATTAGAGAGGGCTGCCGTTTGGTAGCCATTTCTTTTTGTATATTATATTAAAGTTTATCCTTTTCTTGCGAATAATTGTTTGGCAGGGTTATTGATTAATTAATCCGTGAATAAAAAAAGCTATATGCATTTAAATAATATTTTTTTTTCATATATTTGTACCACAACTTTAAATTAAAATCAAATGGCTCAAGTAAGCGAAGAGCAGTTGAACTCTGCACGTGAAATCCGTGCGAAACAACAACAGATTCAAATGGAGCTGGGTGCGTTACACGTATCAGCTCAAGACATCGAAGCACGTCAAGAGGCTCTTGTGAAAGAGTTGCGTGCTTCAGGTGATGAAATCCAAGCATTGGTGAAGACTCTTGAGGAGGAGCACGGTGCTGGAACCTTGAACCTTGAGACTGGTGATTTCACGCCTGAGGGTCAATCTCAAATGGAGATTGTAGAGTAATGTAAAAAGGATTAGTAGATTGGTTCTTTACTATGGGGGTCGGCTTAATGCCGGCCCCTTTCTTTTTTATGTATCTTTGCGCTAGTCATATGCTTAACTCATTAACGTAGAAGAAATGCCAGACCCCAAGAAAAAAACAAACGCTACTAGCGTTTCAGGAATCGGACTTGGTACTGCCTTAAAGCAGCAGAACCGTATGACTCGTCAAAAGTATGACGCTATGTCTACTGAAGAGAAAGATGCTTATCACGCTCAAGTAACCGCTGAAGAAGAACAGGACGCATACAATAGAATCAATTCTATTGACCAAAACGACCCTCGAGCAGTTAGGGCTAGTGAAGACGCAGCAAGAATTGAGATGCGCAAAAAGAAAAATAAAACCTATAAGGATGTTTATGGCGTTGAGCCAGAAAGCGAAGACATAGGTGTTTTAGAAAAACGTGGATATTTCAGAATTGATTTTGGTGATGATGGGTTTAAGCACGGCGAGGTTTACTCTGGCGAGGCGGACACAAGGCGCCGAAGAGGGGAGTATTACCAAGGGAATTCCGGAGTAGGCGGCGCAGCTGGATATAGGAATTATCAAGAAAAAATATCAAGAATGGGTGCTGAAATTTTAGCACGAACAAAGGCTAAGAAAAATGGCCAAGAGTAAGACACAAGAGTACTACGACAAGAACCCAAAGGCTAAGGCCAAGAAGAAGGCGTACGATACTGAATACAATAAGAAGACTGTTAAGGACCGAGTAGCGCGCAATGCCGCGCGTCGTGCTTTAATCAAGGCTGGACAGGTTAAAATTGGAGACGGAAAAGACGTTGACCACAAGAACGGGAACCCGCTTGACAACAGGCGCTCTAACCTTTCCGTTATGGGAAAGAGTAGAAACAGAGCAAAGCACTAATTAAGCAATTGGGTCACGTAAATGTGACCCTTTTCTTTTTTATCTTTGTAACAATCAATGCTATCGCAATTTAATATGAGTATTTTTAAAAATATAAAGAATAAAGCTATGGCTTTTATTGACATCTTTAAGGATAGCAACGAATACAACGAGAAGACCATCATTGGATTTATGTCCTTTGCTGTTATGGTTTTGGTGATGCTTGCTGACGTAATCACTGGATGGGTCGGTCAAGACCTCGTCATCAACGAGACCATTTACAACAGTTTTGTATTCGTAACCCTTGGAGCTTTCGGTATTGCCGGCCTTGAAAAATTTGCAAAAAAATGAAACTTTACGAGGGCGAAGGTAAGTTTACGGAAGTGAGTGAAGATACTGTTCTTGGCGTAAGCATTAAGACGCTTATTGCGTTGAGTGTTGGTTTGTCTATCGCCGTTGGTGCATACTATAATTTGCAAGCAGAGATTGATGTCGCAAAAAAGCTTCCAGAGCCGGCAATCTCTCGAACTGAATTTGACCTCAAAGACAACTTGGTTCGTGAGACCATTATGAACAACGCCAAGAACATTGAGGACATTAAGCATCAGCTTGACAAAATTGAAACTCGTTTATACGAAATCAGATGAGACCGCTGTTAGCCTGTGCCTTATTTTTTATGTCTTTCTCTGTCAATAAGCAGATGATTAACGATAAAATGGTCATAGAATTTAATGCTGGATTCAATAAGTCCAATACCTACGACCAACTAAGTAGAGTTGATGGAGCAAAGTTATATCGTGTAGATATTGAACAGAAGCCAGGTATGAAGGACAAGTATAATATTAAATCCGTTCCTACTATTATCTACTTTAGCGGTGGTCAGGAGAAGTATCGCTGGGAGGCTGGATTAGATATGAAGCTCCACATACATCACACAGAGATACAAGAGGTCGTAAATAGATACTAATATGAGCTTTTTGAAAGACATTCTGCAAGTAGAATTTTCTTCTAATGAGTATATCAGAGAAGAGTTTCCAAAAAAGCAAATCTATTTACATCATACCGCCGGTAATTCCAGCGGGGTTTCTACGTTTCGCCAATGGGACGCGGATTCGCGCGGCCGTATTGCTACTTGTGTTTGCGTTAGTGGAAAGGGAGCCAAAGAGGGCGATGGTCGAATTGTACAAGGCTTTAGTTCAAAGTATTGGGCATACCACCTTGGTGCAAAACAAGAGATATTTAAGGCCTATGACGTTCCGTATATTTCTCTTGATAAAATCAGCATCGGTATTGAAATATGTGCCTGGGGCCAATTAGAAGAGAAAAACGGAAAGTACTACAACTACGTTAATCGAGAGGTATCAAAGGAAGATGTATGCACTCTTGATGAGCCATATAAGAAACACATCCACTTTCATCGCTATACCGATGAGCAAATCCGAAGCGTAGAAAACTTAATTAAGTACTGGAGCGAGAACTACGGAATTCCGTTATCCTATAGCGAAGAGGATATGTGGGATGTTTCAACATCCGCGCTGTCTGGCGAACCCGGACTGTATACACACAATTCAGTCCGAAAAGACAAGATTGATATATTCCCACAACCAGAAATGATTCAAATGCTCAAATCCTTATAATGAAATGTCACTACATCCTGCCTTTTGTCATCCTTATACTTTCTGGGTGCTCAGCCGAATGGCATCTATCAAAAGCCGTATACAAGAACCCGTCAATACTCAAACAGAAGACGATGATTGTCACGGACACGGTTGTTACCGACCCGATTGTTGTCAGGGATACGGTCACCACCTCGCAAGTGGACACAGTAGAGATAGTAAAGGACAAGTTCCGAGTGAAGATTATGCGGAGCTACGACACCCTTATAATCGATGGCGGTTGCGATAGCGACACAATTGTTCGCACTGTAAGAGTAGAGGTTCCAGTTATTGAATACAAGGAAAGAAATGGAATTCTTGATTCAATGTACCGAGGCTCTTTTTACGTTTTGTTATTTGGGATATTGGTCTTTATCGTAAAAGACTTAATAAACAAACGATTCTAAAATGGTCAAGAAGATTGGTGACTCATATGAGGTTGTATCGAAGAGCGGAAAACTTTTGGGTAAGTTCGCTACTGAGGCTGCGGCTAAAAAAAGGCTACAGCAAATAGAGTTTTTTAAACGCAAGAAAAAAGGGGCCTAAGCCCCTTTCTTTTTAACTTCAGAGTATTCCTCTGACGACATACGAACGCCTCGCATATAAGCTCTTAGCAGCTTCTTCGTCCCTCTCATTCTTTCTTTGTAATCTTCAAACGTCTCGTCATCAAATCTCTTTGCGTCCAGAGAAGACCACCGTTCGGATACTCGATTTGAGTAATCATTATTTTCCTTGTCCACGATACTGTTTCTTATAGTTTGTTGCGTTCTTGCTTTTAGAAGTCTTTGTCTTAGCGTGAACTCCCGGACGGCTAACCTTATCCTTTGTTTTAGCGCCTATGGCTTGTTGCAGTTTAGACATTATTCAAATATGTAATAGTAGTAAAGTTCTTGGCCGCCACCAGTGTTTAATGTCTTGACTAAGACGCTGGTCTTTCCGTTTGCTTTTTCCTTCTTCCAAGATAGGCTGATAATTGTACCCTCTTCATATGCATCAATCTCAAACTGCTCTGCAGTTTTCATAATGTTCCTAACCCGGAAACTATGACCTCGCATAATAATGTTGCTTTTTTTTGCAGCCTCAAATATAACCTTTGGCTCTGTACTAACGTCTTGTCCGTACGCTAAAAGCGTTAAGGACATTGCGAGGGTTGAGAAAATGTTCTTCATAATAGATTGGTTACTTAAGTAAGTACGTCTTTACTCGTTGTTCTCGTAAAGACTACTTAAGTATATAGTTACTATTTTTTATATATCTTTGCAAGGAACTTTATTTATTAATTATAAACAAAGTTTGTATATTTGCATATTAATCTAATTCAATCGCTATGTCAGAAGACCTAGAAAACTTGGCTACTAGTCTTGGTTTAAACCTTGTTAATAGCCCTCAGGAATCGGAACAGACTCCCGAACCTGCAGAAGAATCAACTGAGCCAATTGTTGGCGGCGTTGAAGAAGAGTCTAACGTTCTTGAAAATACATCTGAGGAGGCTACCGAGGACACGGTGTCAGAGACACAGCAAGAAGCTGTTTCTGAAACAACTGTCCCTGAAACGGAAGCATCCGATGAGCCGCAAACTGTTAGTTTTTCCGATGAGGAAATCATCAAGGCCGTTTCCGAAATGGTTGGGATTGATGGGACCTTCTCTAAGGAAGAACTAATAGAACTTTTAACCTCTAGTGGTGATGAGGTCCAGCAAGAACTTGACCCAACGGTCAAGGCAATTGCAGACTTTATCTCATCTACCGGGAAAACGGCAGACGATTGGTTTATGTATCAGTCCTTTAACCCATCCGAAATGGATGATTTGACTGTGTTGAAAACCGACCTTCAGCTGCAATATCCGGACTTATCCGAAGAAGATGCGCAACTTCTGATGGAAGCTAAGTACAAGTTAAACTCAGACGAGCATAGTGAGAATGATGTTCGACTGGGTATGCTGCAACTTAAAATGGATGCAAAAGCTGCTAGAGATGGACTTGAAAAAGTCCGAGAATCATATCGCGTTCCAGAGCGGAAAGAAGTTAAGCAAGATTCGAAAGAAGATGCTGTATTTCAATCTCCAATTGACGATGCGTGGATTTCAAATATGTCAAAGACTGTTGACTCAATGGAAACATTGAAATTCAACGTTGGAGACAAGGAATTTAACTTCGGGTTAGATTCAAAGTACAAGAGTTCTTTGAAAAGCAGTAATGCAGATTTAGAAAACTATTTCGTTCAGTATATTTCTGAAGACGGAAGTTGGGACTTTAATAGGTTATCAACTCACCGCGCAGTAGTTGACAACATCGACGCCATTGTCAAGGCCGTTTACGGTCAGGGCCTTAGTGACGGTCAAAGCAGTGTTGTAAAAGAGGCCGTAAATCCTTCTAGCACCGCTCCTTCTTCTAGTTCTGTTGACACCGCGTCTGCAGAGGACAAAGTACGAAAGCAAATTCTCAACGCCTTGAGGGGTGGCGACGATACTCTCTCAATTCGTTTTTAATGTTCAATCGCCTAATAAATAGAAAAAATGGCTGTTACTGGACCCACGGACTTTAGTCCTTCAATGATTAAAAACTTGTCTATGGACAAGTACATTTCTCTTGGTGCTTACATCAATGAGATTAATAAGCCCGATAACCGCGACGCCTTGGTTAAGACCTTTGGCGAGCAGGGAATCACTGGCTTCCTCCAGCTGGTTGGTGCTACAAAGGCACAAGCTGTTGCTGATGAAGTCACCTACTGGGAAGAGACTCGTTTGCACGCTAAGCAAACTGGTTCTTTCTCTGCTGACGACACTTTCTCTGCTGCCTCTGCTGCCGCTGTTATCGTTCGCGTTAACGACGTAGTATTGGTTGGTGGCGAGACTCGCGCTTTCGTATCTGCAGTTTCTGGCGCTGACATCACGTTGGTTGCTTTGGATGGCTCTACGTTGGCTAGCGCGTTGACTGACACTGCTCTTCCTGTTATTGGTAACTTGTACGCACAAGGAACCGAGCAGCCTGGTGGTGGTTTTGAGTCTAACGTTGTTAAGCGTACGAACCCATTTATGATTATGAAAGAGGCCTACAAGGTTTCCGGTTCACAAGCTACTAACATTGGTTGGATTGACTTGGGTAACGGCGACTACCGTTGGTACTTGAAGTCTGAAGGTGATACTCGTAAGCGCTTTATGGATAAGCGTGAGATGATGTTGCTTTTGGGCGAGACCACTTCTGCTGTTACTGGCATCGCCGGTTCTGAAGGTTACTTCGCTGCAGTTGAAGACCGTGGTATCGTTTCTTCTGATGCTTTCACCGATATGGACCACATTGACAACATCGTTAAGGAGTTGGACAAGCAAGGTGGTGCTTCTGAGTACGCTATGTTCGTTAACCGTACGGTTGACTTGGCTATCGACGACTTGTTGGCTGCTGGTGTTGGAACTTTGACCTCTAACGGTGTTTCTGGTCAGTTCGGTTCTTTCAACAACGACAAGGAGATGGCTATTCAATTGGGCTTCCGTTCATTCACTCGCGGTGGATACACTTTCCACAAGAAAGATTGGAAGTTGTTGAATGACCCCACGTTGTTGGCTGATTCTGCTTTCCGTGGCGCTTGTGTTCCTATGTCTAAGGTTGCTGACCCCAAGACTGGTGACAAGGCTCCTGCTTTGGAAATGAACTACAAGGCTGCTAACGGCTACAGCCGTGAAATGGAGCACTGGATGACTGGCTCTATCTTGGGTGCGTCTAACGCAACCGAGGACAGCGTACAGTTCAACTATCGCTCTGAGTGTAACCTCATCACCCGTGCCGCTAACCGTCACGTATTGTTGAAGTAATCACTTCACCTGGTTTCAACGAGAGGGGCTTCGGCCCCTCTCAATGAACCAACTTTTTATTGGTTTTAATTTTAATTCTATCAAACAATGGCTGAAGAACGCCCAACATCAAAGCGCCCCGCTGCACAAAAGAAAGCACCGGCCGCTACCAAAACATCTAGCAGTACCTCAAATAAGAAGCCTGCTGCTCCAAAACCCGTAGTATTTTCAATCCCCAAAGGCGGAGGAATCTGGCAAAAGATTCGTCAAGATGGTATTGTAATCTTTGATGAATCCGTTGGATATAATCGAGAGATTCGATACTCACCTGGAGAAAAATCAATCTTTGTTGACGAGCAGTCAAGCACGGCTCGCCGTGAGCAGATTGTGTTCCGAGATAAGACACTGATGGTTAATCAAACGATGCCAAATCTCATTGAATACTTACGAAATCACCCAGATAATCAGGTAAATGGAGGAAAGTTATTTATTGAAGTAAATAACGAACACAACGCAGAAGAGGAACTGGAAAAAGAGTTCTTGCTTCACGACGCAATCTCTTACATTAAAGAATCTGAGATTGATATATTGCTCCCACTTGCTCTTTCTTATGGCATTTCGGCAGATTTGTCAAGCCTAGAGATTAAGCGCTCATTGATTCAACAAGCAAAAGGAAACCCAAAAACGTTTATGGAAAACGTAAACAGCCCGCTTGTTAAACTCAAGGCGCTGGTAATCACTGCATTAGACTTCCAGATTTTAAAGTCTAAGTCTGACGGTATGTACTGGTATGATTCTAATCAGATTATCATCCCAACTCCGGCAGGACAGGATACTAAATCTGTATTCACACGATTCCTTATGTCCGAACGCGGATATGATGTCCGAGAGGAATTGGAACGACAACTTAATGATATGTAACAACACATATCAATTAATTAATAAAGCACTCTCTAACGGGGGTGCTTTTTTTTTAGTATCTTTGTATCTCAAAGATTAACAGATGGCATCGGTTTACGAAGTATATAGTACGCTAAAGGCTCTTGCAAACAAGGACACGAATGGTATGATTACACCATCTCAGTTCAATAAGTTTGCTGGGGTTGCTCAACAGTGCGTCGTTAATGATTTATTTAACGACCTTGTCGGAACAAACCGATTGGGCGTATATAATTTCTCAGAGACTCGCCCGTCGGACAGCAAGAAAAAAATTCTCGAGGATTTATCCGTTTTTTCGAAAACAACTTCAATATCTGCCGTTGCTGGAACTTTTCAAAAGCCTGATGATTTATTTAGAATCATTAGTATGTCAACAATGGGAAACTGGGTTTTAGATAGGTTGACTTCTAACAATATTGAACTCATTTATGATGAGGAGAAGCTAGAAAGAATCCTGCGAAGCACTCTATCAATCCCAACTGACGAGACACCAGTTGCGTTAATATCTAATGATATACAGGTGTTCCCAACATCTGTAAAAAATATTAAATTACGTTATTACAAAACGCCAGAAGGCGTTTCTCCCATTGATGGCTCAAAGACTCCAGCATTGCCGTCTTTCGGATATACTGTTGCGGCAAATGGAACTGAAGTTTATGACCCAACTACATCCGTTGATTTTGAGCTCCCGAATCATTACATTGAGCCTCTCGTTATTGAGATTGCAGAAATGATGGGAGTGAGTCTTCGCCAGAGTGATTTGTATAATTATGCTCAAACTGAAGAGCAGGAAGATAAGAAACTTAAGTAATGGCTCGAAACGTAGTAAGCATTAAGGACGTTGTAAATGACTTCATCTTGGGTATGGCCGGCGACGATTATGTCAGCGGTACGCCAGATTATGTCGTTCACAATTTAGCTCTGCGTGGAGTCAGGGAGATGGGATTTGACTTAATGAAAAAGCTCAAGTCAATCAACCTTGATGTAAATAAGGATAATGCAACAGTAGAGTTACCAGACGATTTTGTAGACTTTGTTCGAATTGGCTATGGCGGCTCTGATGGTCTTTTTTATTCTTTTAAAGAGAATAAAAACCTAAACACCTCTATGAAGTATGTCGTTGACTCCAATGGGAGTCCAATTGATTCCAATAATGATGGAGTGAATGACCGAGAGGATGACAAAACTGGTATTGCAAATCTTGGAAGCAATGCTGAAAACTATCCGTACGTACAATATGTATATGAGAATACGGATGGCCGACAGTATGGATATGGTGGAGCCCGTGCTGAGGCTCAATTCCGATTAAACTACGAGCAAAACAGGATTGAGATTTCTACGGATTATATGCTCGACACTGTTACCATCGAGTACATTGCCGACGAAGCGCGTTCTCAGAACCCTAGTGTGCACATTTATTGCGAGGAAGCCCTACGTCAATATGTTTACTATAGACTTGTTGAACGCAAATCTGACGTTCCATATAATGAAAAAGCTAGAGCTCGTCAAGAATACTTTAATGAATTGCGTCGAGCAAACGCACGTATGAATTCATTCTCAAAAGACGAAGCACTATTTACGATTCGCAAGAACTTCCGTCAAAGCCCTAAATTCTAAGGCCTTATGGCTATTGATAAACTTACACCGCGTGCCTTGACTTTAGACAAGGACCCTAAAATTACCGCACCTGTTGATTTCACCTACGCGAATAATCTTCGCGTTACTGTTGATGCAAATGGTGACGGTGGTGTAATCAAAAATATACTTAGCGATGCGGCCATCGCGTTAGACGAATCGATGCCGCTAGGTTCAAATACTGTTATCGGATGCTATGCGTTCGAGCTAATTAACACTCTGTTTTTTTTCATTTCAAACTCAGAGAGCAATCACACAATTTGGCGATACGTAACAAGTGAAACAACTGCGCAAAAGGTAATTGAAAGTTCTTACCTTAATTTTCGCGCTGATGATTTTTATTACGTTGACGGCGTGTTGTTTAACAACGAGCCATATTTGTATATGACAAATGGGCGAAATGAGCCAATTAAAATCAACGTAAATTCAGCGTTGAGCACCCCGGGGTATCCGGTATCAATTAATGACATTTCTGTAGCAAAACGCCCGCCGCTTGCCCCGTATGCAGAGTTTGCAACACACAGTGACCACGGCGGCCACAGCTTGATTGGCGAGTCCTTCCAGTTTGCGGCACAATATGTTTATAGGGATGGCGAGGAGTCGGCAATTGGGCATTACTCACCGCTTTATGCGTCTCCAAATACTCTAAACGAAACGATTGCAAGCCACGCTTGGGAACTTGAATATAATTCACTACTTGTAAGCGTAGAACCTCTTGACAGTTCTGTAGAGAAAGTTCGTCTTTATTTTAGAAACAACTCTTCTGCGCCATTCTACTTTATAGAAGAAAAAGACCACACTGGCTCAGTTGTTGAGTTTGACTTTCACAACGATAAGATATATCCAGTACACCCAGACGTCGAGTCAAACAAAATGTTTGACGCCGTTCCTCGTTCAGCATCTGCACAAGCATATATTGGAGGACGTATTGTTTATGGGAACTACAAGGAGGGATTTGACGTACCAGCGCAGAGCGCTACTATAACCCCAGTATACTATGATGCGCCAGGCTTAAACAATTTAGATGTAGAGGTCTTGCCTACGCACGCATCTAACAGAATGGTTATTCGTGTAAATATTGGAGACCTCCCTGAAAATGGCGATGCTGGCACATTTATTTTAAATGCGGCCCTAAATAAAGCAGGAGTAACACTAAACCAACCACAGACTGCTGTAATTACGTTTAAAAACGGTACCACGGCGACTGATACTGTAACTCCAAAGTTTGAGACCGAAAAGTATACTATTAATCAATATGCTGAATATAATCAATACTTAAGCAAAAGCGATTTTGCATCTCAAATAAACAATTCAATTGCCGGAACGGAAATTGAAATACCAGTATTCACTCAAAACAATTATGTTGAACATATAGACTTAGTTCAGTATAACATATACTACGGAGGAAGTAGCGTTTGGGAGATAGAATCTGTTACGTATGTTACACCAGCTGTTGGATTTCCATTTAACTTATCTACGGTTCTTGAGTTTAGGCTTAAGCTTGTTAGCGCTGAGCTTGCATCACATTTAATTCAAGTAGATTCATCAGGATTAGACGCGGTTGGCGCCACATCGTTTTTATCTATAGATAATAGCGCGGATGCGACAATGACAGGAACCTTTGCTTTAATTGATTCATCTGGCGTTTCAGACGTAATATGCTATACTTCAAACGAAATGGGAAGTAGGGCCTTTAAAAGCGGGGAAAGCCATACTTTCGGAGTTGTTTTTGAAGATTATTTTGGACGTCAAAGCGGCGTGCAGGAAATAGGCGCAACCTATGTAGAATGGACAGGCTCTCCAAAGAGAATTGGCAAAAACGGAAAAGCTGCTATAAAGATTGACTTAACATCATTGATGCCGTCTTGGGCAAATAGATTCTTCTTTGTATATGGTGGCGGTGACAACTATGTTAACTACATTCAGTACGCGGTGACTGAAGCCTTTCATTACGTGCAAGGCTCACCAAAGGTTATATTGTCCCTTCGCGGACTACAGGGTAATGACCGCTCCTTGCAAAAAGCAAAGGGCGCGGCGATAAATTATTCTTTTTCCGAAGGTGACAAGGTTCGGGTTGTATCCTATGTATCAACAGATGGAAATATCGTATATCCATACAACCTTGAGTTTGACGTTGTTGATTTCATAAAAACAACTGACCCATCTGAGTTGCCAACCGTGGCAAGCGGCGGGAACACATCGGACCAAAACGAACGAACGTCAGGAGATTTTGTTGTAATTGACGCCAGAAACATCACAGATTTCGGATGGAGTTATGTTAACGATGATGTAGACCTATGGGCAAATGAATGCGTTGTTGAACTTTTTAATGACGGGAAGAAAACATCACAAAATTCAGCATATTACGCTTGCTCTCCTTCGTATCCAAGAACCGAATACACTAATGTATTTACTTTGACTGATGGAAACTGCTGGTATAAGCCACGATTAATTCGTGGATTCCAATGGGATTCTTCAAATCCATATACCCCGGCGGACTCGGCTGAGATGGAGGACTATGTCAAGTTTGTTGAGGCTGAAGAGTATACTGATTATGACTCCGACGCTAAGTACTACACAAAGGGAAAAGTTAACGCTGTAATATACAACGAAAAAGAAAACAATCAGTTTGCGTCAATAACTTGGTCAGAGCCGTTAAATACGGATTCATCTTCCCTTGTGTTGAGTTCTTTTAACAACTCTCTCGCCAACTGGTTTGACTTTGAAATGTCTCAGGGAAACATTCAGGGGATTGCAAACAAATCCGATTTTGCATTAATTATGCAAAAAGACGGAATCGCCATAACAAAGCCAAATACTGATTTCCTTCAATCCGGAGACAATCAGCTTGTGTCTATAAATAACAACTTTATATCTGGATACGCTTACTTCGACTCTAAGATTGGGCTTCAGTATAGAGGTTCTTTTTCTTCAGTAGAGGGAGCTGTTATAGGTTTAGATGTATACAGGGGTATGCTTTGGTCTGCTGGTAATAACGGAATAAAAATCATATCTGAAAATGGTATGAGCAAGTATTTCGCAGATTACTGCCGCGAAATTTCAGATAGAGACCAGCGCGGAAGTGGAGATGTTATTACAGTTTTAGAACCAGGAGCTGAAATAACAAATATAACAATTGGTTACGACCGAAGAAATAAAGAGGTTTTAATAAATAGAATTGATTTAACCTCTGTTATTATACCATCTGGAGGTTCGGAGACCGTATATGGATGGTCAAAAGATTATTCCAATCCATCAATCGTTTACAACACGAAAGAGGAGGTTTTCACATCGTTTAGAGACCTTTGTGCTGACGGTTTCGGGAGCATAAACAATAGATTTTTTGCGGTTCGCGCAAGCGGCGGCAGTTATATTTGGGAACAGGAAGTTGGACCAACTTATGGAAATCTAATCGGGACAAAGTATAATATGTCATTCGACTGCGTTTCAAGCAAGGGAGTGTCTTCAGTAAAGGCATACAATGCCGTTTCCATAGAGGGCAACAAGCCCGCATCCTGTGTGTTCACAACTGAAAAACAAACAGCATCACTGAATAGCGCTCGATTCTCTGAAAAAGAAAACTCTTTCTTCTCGGGAATGCCAACAGCATCTGGTACAACTGAGTATACTACGGTAGGAAAGGTTAATTCAGTAAGTGGGAATAATGTTACATTCTACAACTTTGTAAATCGCATTCCGTTTAGGGTCGGCGGAGACGCCTACCTACTGTCAGGAACAGCGCTATCTTCACTGTCATCAACTATTGATTCTATTGAAAGCGCAAAAACGCTTTCATTTAGCGACGCTTCTGGCGTTTCTCAAAATAATATAATTGTTGTCAAATCAGACTCTTCAATTGATGGAGATGCGATTAGAGGTCATTGGCTAGAGACTAAGTTTACCTTTGAAAACGGGGACGAACAATACCCAACAAAGATTTACGCAGTTAACTTTAATTACGCTCAAAGCGACATTCATCACGTTTCTCAAGAGTAATCAGTATAATTCGTATCTTTGTAAATCAAGACAATTGAAATATGAGCATATTACAAAAAGCACTTATTCAATCTTCCGGAGCAATTATTGGCGGGGCGGTGCAGGCAGGGCTTGGTGCTTATCAGGTTTATCAAGGAAAAAAAGACCTAGCATCAGCCAAGGCTGAAATTGCGGACCTTCGTGCAAATGCGCCGTCATTGGCTGTGCCTTCTGCTTTTTCTGATTATTATAATAAAGCTATGGACCGCTCCAACTTGGAGTTCCAGAATCAACAAATTGCACGCCGACAGGCTGGCAATGTAGCGGCTCTTTCTAGAGCTGGTGGACGAGCTCTAGTTGGGGGACTTGCTGCCACGGAGCAGTCGGCTGCAGAGTCTCAATTCCAAGCCTCGCAGCAGCAAATGCAGCGAGAGATGCAGGCCGCACAGGTTTATGGCGGAGCCCAGCAACAGGCTCAACAGCTTCAGGAATCCAGATATCGTATGGATTTAGGTATGGCTGACCAGCAGCGACAATCTGCTCAGGCGAATATAGCGTCTGGCCTTGGGGCAATTGCTAGTGGGGTTGTTGGGGCAGGGTCTTCATTTGCTGACGCATACTCACAGCAGTCAAAATACGATTCAGAAAAATTAACTATGGCCGGCCTTGGCTTAGGTAAAAATAATAATAATGGCTGAACTAGGAGCATCACCAGTAGCTGATTACAGCAAAATAGGCCAACAGGGATTCCAAATTTCTCAACAGGCATCAATGCGCGCTGAAAAAGAGCAGAACGAACTCAAGGCAGCTTATGCGGCTACAGAGCAGCAACGCTCCGCGGCAAATCAGGCTATGCTTATGCTTCCACCAGAAGCTGCGGGAGTTATGTCTCAACATCTGGAAAAAGTTATGACTGAGCGCTCCAAGGCAATTATGGGGGGCTCATCTATTGCAACTGGTCAATCTGGTCAGGAATTTCAAGAGCTTGCTATGACCGCGGCAAAGATTGGGCAGGTAAATAAGGACCTAGTTGACAAGTATCAGCGAATTCGTCAAAGTGAAGAGTATTCTAAAAATAAATTGGCATACGACACCTGGTACAATAGCGCTTCAGAAACCATTGCCGTAGCAGCAGAGTCTGGGCTAGAAGGAGCCTCTCAACTTGATTTTTTCCAGCCACCGGTTTTGCAGCCAGACGTTGATATTGTACAGAAAAACATCCCATTATATCAAAGGGATTTCAACCCTAATATGTATCAGGTAGTAAAGCAAACTGGTTTGACGGTTACTACTACGTTTGATGAGGCAAGGGCAACGGAAAACGCTAGGCAGTTTACTGCCGACCAGTATAACGCAGGGCCTGGGAATAGAACTTTCAATGATTTAAACTATCAAACTTCTTTGCGTCTTAATCCAGACTTGGCCAACGACCCAGAGGCATTAATGGAGATAGGAAATCAGATGACTACCCCGGGTGGTTTCGAAGACCAATTGTCAGAGATGGGGGTAAAGACCGCCGCTGAGATTGATGCTTTGTCCATCACCGCTTCGGAGAAGCGTCAGTTAAAGGCTACGCTTAAGTGGGTTAGCGAACGAGACAATGTTCAGGAAGACCACGTTTTTCAGTTAGTTGAATCTGTTCGTTTCAATGACCAACGACGCACAAGTCAGGGCAGCCAAAGCGGACCAAATATTGGAGATTTCCCTCGCTCAAGAGGAGAGGCCAATCAAATCAACCTTTCAACCAACACACTCACCTCTGCCGGATATAAGAGCGACCAAAAATTTGGATTCGCTGGAAACAAGAATGGCACCGCCAAGAAGTTTGGTTCTGGTGCCCAATCTAAGGCGTTTGACGGCATTATCTACGACGGCACGGGGTACAAGGCAATTACGTATGTTCCCAAGCAATCTTGGATTAATCAAATCATTGCTGGGACTGCACAGCCTGGAGATATCGCTAACGATATGTTCGACCCAACCAAGTACGAGCAGACGATTACTGGATTGAGCGTTATTCAGGGGGCGATTCCTTCTGAAGACTTAATTCTTATGAAGAAAATCGCAGAAGATGAGTATCTAGACGCCATCTAATCGTTACATAATATAACATTTTTTCGTATATTTGTTGTGCTCAAACTTCAAGCACGACATTATGGAACCCGAAGAAATTAAAGGAAAAGTAGAAAGATTTCAGGCCGCTGGAGTCGATAAAGAAACCATCACGGGATGGTTCAAGTCAAAAAACATCGGCGGATGGGAATCTTACTACGACCCAAACTACGGACAGTCGGGAAAAGCAAACGCCGCGTCCGCTGGGTCTGGGGCGAGCGCGGCTACTACGGGTTCCACGTCGAATAATAGAGGCGGCTCTTTCTTGAGCGCCTATAAGCCACAACAAACACAAATCACTGACCCAACAGAGGGTGGCCTGTATACCGAAGAGGAAGTGCAGGCAAAGCGCGCGGACAAATTCCAATCTGGAAGCCGCTTGCAGACTATGGAGGCTGCCGGTGACCTTGCTTACAACTTAAACACTTTACAGACCACGCTTGGTGATATGCAAGCTATGTTTGAGCGCGGTGCCCAAGCACGCGCCGAAGGTAAGTCTTTTGAAGATGCGTTCCCGAACTTGACGACGGACTACGTATCTGGCCTAACTGAAGAGCAAAAGGCCCAGAACGCCCTTTCGTCTTCCGCTACATTTAGACAGGAGAAGCCTTTTCAGGACTATATGCTTGGCTCTTATCAGGCTCTAGAGAGCCTTAATGTAAAGGTGAGTGCGCTTGTTGATGAAAAAGAACAAGACCGAGGCTTTAAAGAAAATATGGCGCGGGCTGGTTTCGACGGAAGTATGTCGCTTCAGCAGGCCCTTAATCAATATACACCAAGCATTGTTTCATATACGAATGAAGCAAATTCCGCATTTGCCGGGGCGGGTGCTAATGAAATTGTTACAGTGGATGAGAATGGCGTAAGCATCAATGCAGATGCCTACAACAACCTTGCTGTAACTATGGATGCATTCCAGAAGGAGCAAGACGAAAGACTTGCTCAAGAGCGCAAAACGCTCGAGGGACACGGTGACTTATGGCAGTTCGGTTATGATATGATGACTGGAGTGAGGAACATAAGTATGGACCTGGAGGGTATGTATACTGAGATTGTTGGAACTGATTCCGAAATGGAGAGTTTACAATATGAGCAGTATCTACAGGGTTTCCGCCGAACGGCTTCTTTGCAATTAGACGGACTTTCCAATGAAGAGATTAAGAAAGGTGTTGTTGAAAATATTTTGGAGGGAAACTTCGACGCTGGATTTTCTATCCTTACAACTGATTTAGCCCAGACTATGCCGCAACTTGCGGCGCAGGCGGCCATTACATATGGTACTGGCGGATTTGGAAGCCTTGCCCTACGTGGCGCTGCAGGGACTGTTGCTCGATTTGGTATGACTGGAACGGCCCGCAGCCTAGCGACGTCTACATTTGCCCGCAATATGTCCTACTGGGCAGGCGCTGGCTTTATGGGGTCTACCACCGCTGGAAATACTCTCATTAGTACTTACGGGACGATGGAGGACAGTCAGCGTTACCAGATGGCTGTCGGAAACGCCGTTGTCGAAACGTTGTCTGAGCGACTGTTCGTTGGAGACATTAAGGCTGTGCTTGGCACCGAACTAAGAGGCCTTACTCGACGTGAGATTCGTCAAAGAGTTTTCGGAACTGGGCTTTTCTCTAGCGAGATGCGTGCCCTATCCGCAGACTTAGCAAAACAAAGTGGAAAACAATTCCTAAAAAACGCTGGAGAAGAGGGACTTGAGGAATTTGTTGCTGGATTGGGTTCTGCTTGGATTGAAGGTTTTGTTACCGGAAAGCCAATGCAAATCAATTACGCTGAACTTGCTGACCAGTTCTTGATTGGCGCTGCCGCTGGTGGTGCAGCTGGCTCGGTCGGAGCTGCCAAGAGAGGAAACTTTTTAAAGGCTTCTTTTGCCTCTGTTGGCGTTCTAAGTAGCAACTACGTAAACATTCGCGCAGAGCGCGTAGCGGCTCAAGAGGCTGTTCGTAACGCTCGTGACGAAGCAGAAGCAAGTCGTCTTCAGGGTCGTGCACAAGCCTTAGCTGCTGTCGAAGCGCAGACTCGCGGCGAAGAGATTGCTATCCTAGAAAATATGACAGACGAGCAGTTAGGTACTGCTACTACTTTATACCACCGCATTCGTAACGCCGCCTTCGTTGCAAACAATGAGAAGGCTACCGAAGAGGAGAAGCAGGCTGCTATCCTAGATGGCAAAAAGGCTAATGCTGAACTAAAGGCCCTAAAAGAGCAGACCGCTCCCGCTGGACTAGTTGCAGAGAGAGAGCGTGAAGCAGTTGCTAACTTTGACTTCGGGACTGAAGGAACTATTGAGGTTTCCGATAAGACGGACGCGCAAGGCAGTTCGTTTGTTGCAGAATTGTCTAAAATTGCCACCGCACTTGGAGGAAACAAGGTATTGCTGCACAAAGATTATGATGCCGCAGCGGCATCCACGGGAAAGAATAAGGAAGACCTACTCGGCAGCCGCGGTTTCTACAAGGCTGATGACGGAAGTATTCACATCGTTCTACCGGCAGCGCAGAGCAATACTGCATTCCACGAGGCTTATCACGCAATTGCCCGCAACATAGACCCCAAATACTTAAAGAACTGGTTGGCGGCATCTATACCCGCCCTAATGGAGTTGCCCACTGAACTGCAAAACAAGTATGCCGCATACTTCAAGAAGTATGGTAATGACAAGTCTGAGCAGGGTAAGCGTCTACTCGCTGAGGAGATTTGGGCTGAGATGCGAGCAGATATTGCCACAGGCAAGATTACTGTGGAGAATAGTGGTTCTGCCTTGTCTCACGGAATTGCTGGCGCTATGAACGCCGCCCTGCGTGGGCTTGGTCTTAAAATCAACAAATATCAGTCCTTCAAGGACTTTTCCAACTTTATGGATGCAACCACTGAGAGCCTAAAGAAAGGTACTCAGGTTGGTCGCTTCCAGGAAGAGCGATTTGACGCTCCTACTACAAATAGAGATGTTCTGTCTCAAATGGAGAAAAGCGGTGTCGATGGCTCTATCGACCCACAAGCGTTCTCATTCACTATCAACTCACAGAACGCACAACAGGCGACTCAGGAGCCAAACAAGCCAGCAGACCCTGCTGCTGTTACCGAAACCGCTTCCACGGCCGTTCGCCAAGCCGCCAAGGGATTATCTGAGGGTTCGTCTATAAACCTAACCAACGAGGGCCCAGCAAACCCAGTTGATGGATATATGGTTGGAGACGGACGGAATGAGATTCAAATCTCAAAGTCCGAGATTACAGAGATGACCCCACAGCAATTGTCTGAAAGGATTTCTTCTATAGTAGAACAATATCAGGGGGATGGGTTTGCGGAAATGGAAGGTAAGCCTCACCTAGGGGTCTTTGTAGAGGACGATATGGTTACTATCGACCGCTCACATCAGGTCGCCTCCGTTGAGCGCGGTATGGATATCGCTATCACTAATTCAGAGCGCTCCATCTACGACGTCGCTAATGATAAAGTTATTGAAACTCAAGATGTTAAGTCTGACAACTTGATGTTCCAGATTGACCCAGCGGCAATTCCCGCTGGCGAGACTATCAAACTAAAGAAGGGTAAGTACGGCTCTTCGGTTATGCGTTCAGGAATTCCTATGAAGAACTTCCAGCAGGTTGTTGCCGACTTCCGCGCTCAGTACGGAAAGGACCCTGTTGTCGCCCTTTGGATGGGAGACCAGTCTGGATACGGAGTGTATACGCTTACTGATGGAAGCACTACGAACCTTGAGGGCGGCTTAGGCCACCTTATCAACAAGGATAATATGGCTAAGGGTGTTGCGTGGGCCACCAACAAGTCTGATGGCGGAGTTCAGGGAGTTCTCCAGAACGCTGACATTGTTGCAGAGGTTTCTGGACACCCCGTCAAGTCTTCGCGTTTCTACAAAAAAACGACCGAGGTTATGGCGCGTGAGTTTGCTATTGCCTGGAAGAAAAGTGCTGGAAAAACTATTAAGCACGGAAAGTATGAAGTTGTTGTACCAAAGATGCCTAAAGGCTCTAACGAGGTAGACGCAATCAAGTCATATATGACGTTAGTCATCGAAGCCTACCGCAACGACGGTAAGGCTGCTCCGGCTCAATTTGAAAACATTTTGACCCAAGGGAAGAAGGTTGGGACTGTTCAGTATATCAACCTTTCTGAGATTGAGAATCTTGAGGACTTAGTAAACAACGAGCGTCGAACCTCTCTTATTGCAAACGTCCTTGGCTCATTCGAGGCTACTAAATCAACCCAAGAGGCACTTGCTGCGTTGGGGATGCCTACCGAGGAGCAGATTACTGACCAACTACGCGATGGGTACTTGCTTGAAAATGAATTCCAAGAGGGAGACATCTACGGATACTATATGCCAAAGCGTGAGAATGGCAGGGTTGTGACTCAGCCGGGAAATCACAGCACATATCAGACCGACATAATGGGAGAGATGGTTGCTGTAGCCTCTGAGCGTCAGAACGTATTTGATATGGTCCCAGCCTTCTACCATTTGCGTGAGTTGAAAACAACTGGCCGCGCCCGAATTAAGGCTGCTCAAGAGCAGGGGCTTACTGACGCGGGAGGAAAGATTACGAAGGACGGTAAAATTGCCCGCCGCATCGAACTTACCATAGTTGAGCCTGATGTAAATGTAGATGAACTTTCAGACAAGGAGGCAGAATCAATTGTTAAGCGCATCGCTAGAGCTGCTAAGGCTAAATTTGAAAGTGGCGAGTTAACGCGAGACCAATACGAATTCTTCTACAGCGGAAAGTCTGGACGCGTAAGCACTGATGTTGCTGCCGACTTGCAGCGTATGCGAGTTATGAACTCTCAAGCGACTATTGTCCAAGCCAACGCTATGTTGGCCACGATGGCCGCTGGTATGACCTGGGAGCAGAAGGTAGATGCAATGAATAAACAAGTTGCTAGGTTCAAGGATGCTGGATACAAAGCCGCCGACATCTCTACCTTCCTAGATGAGTTCTATGGAGACCTCCGCGACGAGATGGGCGACGTAGGTAAGGCCGGGTACCCTCAGTATGGTCACTCACAAACAGGCGAAGGCCTGTTGTTCCAGTCTGGTCTCTATGTTGACATCGCCAATATGTTGGCTGGCGGTAAAACCGAGGCTCAGGTGCGCGCTCAACTTATTGCTGACGGATTCTCCGTTAATGATGCAAAACTCCTTGTTGCTAAAGCTAAGGGCTACAAGATTGGTATGAATGCTGGCCGTCGCGCTGGACACAAGTCCGCAATGGAGATTCATACTGAGCGTATGAAGGCACAGCGAGAAAAAGAAAAAGACAGTACCAAGGCTTTCCGAAACGAAGCCAAGGGACGTCTATTGAATATGAACCAAATCAATGATGAGCTAGTAAATGCTCTTGTTGAGATGGTGGAGAAGTATGGTAATGTAAAACTCACTTCCGCACAATTAAAGTCCATCCTTCGTGGAATCTCTGCAACGCAGAAGAAAATCTACAAGAAGGGTATGGCTGACGATGGTAAGTTCGCTCTAACGGTTGTCGCTCTAGTTGACCGCCTCGCAAACATCATCGAGAAGCAGCATACGGCTAAGCAAATTGCCGAACAGAACGACCTATTGCGTAAGGTGCGAGCCAAGCAAAAGGCATTGAAGAATCAGTTGGCTAAGTTGCCTAAGACTTCTCGCTCTCCTTTGATTTCCTACTTTGATGAAGTTAATGAGTTAACTAGCGTTGAGGCGGGGCACTTATCAATGTCTTCTTTGAAAGCTCTTGATGGAGGTTTGGACGCACTTAAGGAAACCACTAAGCAGGTAAGCGCAACGACTAATAAGTCTGGACAAGTTGTTATACGCAATCCATACGTTTTAATCAATGGAAAGCAGATTGACTTCCGTCGTGCAAAGGTTTACTTTAACGAGTTGGTGGCACCACTTACCATTGAGGCTAACGCCTACGAGCAGGCCCTAATCGCGGCAGACATTCAGAATTATATGGATGCTACTGGTGCTGATTTTGCATCTGCATCAGCCGCTATTATGCAGGCTAAGGCTGAAAAGAATATGAAGCAATACGAGAAGGCTCTTAAGCAAATTGCAGACGACCTCGGATTGGATATAACAAACGTACAAGAATTAGAGCTGGCCCTTGAGGCGATGGCTGAGGAGAGAAACGAACAGCAGGACGCACGCCGTCGTGAGGTTATCAGTCAGGTTATTACGCCAACTGCTGTTATCTGGAGAAACTGGCTTGCCGCCGAACCAGACTTTGCAGACATTTTTGGGTTGGGTGCTCCAACTTCATCCACTAAGGTCTCTACGTCTCCTTGGATGTTCCTTGGGTGGCAGGGTGGACTGAGTGCAGACGACCTTGCTCAACACATTGAGGCCCGTATGGAGCGCTTGTCCTTTGGTCAGCTGCGCCGCGTTGAGTTTGCTATGTTTGACTACATTGTAAACGGACGAGCCCTCGGAACAAGGGCTCTTGGAGCAGAGGTGATGGCTAGAAATGAGGGTCGCGACGAAATGGCCGCATTGAATATGACTGCCAGCGACACCCGTGAAAAAAAGGGCGGAGCAATTCGCAACTGGATTTTCTCAAACCTAGAGACTACTCCTACGTTCTTTCGCCGTATCTTCTTGCTTAACAGCGAGACACAGGTTGCTAAGTATATGAACGCCCTTGGATTCTCTTCGCTGCGCTCTAACGCCGCCAAGGCTGACGTTCGACACGCTACGGTTATGGGGTCTATCAACGAAATGCTACAAGGCTATAAGTTGAACAACGCCTACAGTGAGACAGCACTGCAAATCTACGCTATGGTTATGCAGAAGCCTGCGGGAATGGCCCCCGCCGAGTGGGCTTTGGCATTGCGTAAGCAGTTTGAAATGGCTGCAGAAAAGGATAACCGATACAACGAAAAGGTAATGGAGCAGAAGAAGAAGGCAATTAATGACTTCTTCTTTGGGCCAACTGGCGCGCTACAGCTTGAGCAAATTCAGGCTAAACTTGAGGCTGTTGATAATCTTACTGCCGCCTGGTCCTTTATTGGAAACTCATTCCAAGTGCGTGAGCACCTACTGGCTGACTACGCTGAGGCCTTCTTGGGGCAGCGTTTTGTGTCGGAAGAAAACTACATCCCATTCTCATTCCGCCGCGGTGGAGACATTGAGACCTTGCAAAACCAAGTCGACAACGCCAAGACCATCCGCACAATGTTAGACTCTTACAGTCAATCAAAGATGGGCAAGAGAGCAAGTGCTACATTTGAGCGTAATCCGGACGCCATTAAGACGTCGGGCCGTTACATCGACCTCAACTTCTTCGGAACCATTGACCGCACCCACAAGGAGAACGAGGTCAAGATTGCGACTTCCGTTGATGTGTCATATATTTCTGAAATGACTTCTGAGAGAAATGATGCATTCACAAAGAGCGTCCCTTCAGAGGCAGTTCGTTCTGATATACGTCAGAAAGTATACGACCACTTAATTGACCAACGTAAGACGTTTGGTGACGAGGCCCTTAGCCCAACTGCAAAGAAGTGGATTACTCAAGGTCGAAGTGCGATGGTTCTTTACTACTTCGGTGCCGTTGTTGACCAGATTGCAAAGCAGTCCGCGCCTATGTGGAATACGCTTGCAGAGACTAAGAACTTTGATTCCAAGATGGAATTCCTAGGCTCTTTGGTTGGTCAGTTTAACTCGGAGATTCGAGGAGTCCTTTCTGGAGATATGGACGCCAAACAGCAGTTGTCAAATAGTTTTGACATTGGAAACCGTAACGTTCGTGACGCTGTTATATCATTTACTGGCGACCGTCCAGCTACTGGAGATAAGACTAGTTTTGAGAAAGGCGTAGACCTTTCTACAAAGTCACTTGTTGTGACCGATAAGATTGTAGCGGGTGCGTCTTGGTTTGCATACTATAAGGATTGGCATTACCAGAATGGAATGAAGCCATCTGAGTGGTCTTGGCAAGAAGCCGCAAAGAGCCCAAACTCTGAGGCCGCTGAATACGCATCCTTGATGGTATCTAAAGACCAGAACATTTCTACCGGTCGTGACGCATCTAAGTTCAACCGCTCTACTGGAGGTATTAGTATCGGTTTGGTTAAGTCATTTATGATTCCTTTCGTTGACTTCTTGATGAACAAGAAGATGAATATGATGATTGACGCTCAGAAGTTAGCCTTCGGTAGCGCAAAAATTAAAGGAGACGCTATTCGTTCTACTGCCGGAACAGTTGCGGAGATTGCACATTTCCAGACTATGGCCTGGATGGTATTATCTCCCCTATATGCCGGGTTGGGTGCTATGGTTGCGTCAATCTTTGGAGTTGATGACGATGAAGATGATTCTTGGTTCTCTGAGAAGTTCAACCTAGATATGTGGAAGCGCGGTATGATTACTGACCTAAACCCATACGTTATGCCATTCAAACTGATGGAAGACGGATGGATTGGTATGTGGAATATGGCTAACTACTACACAAGCGACGAGCGCGAGGCACTGGTCGCACAGACTGGAGACGAGCGCAAGGCTTATGACATATGGCTCAAGGTTCAGGGAATACCGTCATTTGGAGGAGTTCGCGATGATGCAGACGCTATGCAGAAGGTTCTTTCGTATACTGGCCCGGCCGGTAGTATCGTGAGCAATTACACTTACGGTATGAGTAACATAGCGACACTTCAGGAGGATGTTCCATACTACGTTACGTCTAGCGGAACAAAGAAGTTCCTCACCGAGGACGAAGCTAACAGAATGACCGCAATTGAGGCATTTAAGGTAACGTACCTTACTTTTGGCTTTGCTACCGGATTAATGTTTAAGGAAGTTAACTCAGCAGTTAAGTCTGCAGAGCGAGGCCTGACAAAGCGAGCGGTTACGAATGAGGACGTCGGCTTGGACCGAGTTATGGCAGAGCGGCTGATGAACAAACTAGAAGGTCAGGAGTTGACTATGGATTTATTCTACGAGGCTATTGTTGAGGAGATTAAAATTAATCCACTTGGCGCAGAGGCTTTTGGTTCAGCGCGAATCAAGGGTATGGAGAAGTTCTTTGCGGAGAACATCCTAAAGTCAAATGCAAACTTAGGTCCGGCACTAAAGTCTCATATCGCCACTATTCGCGATGTAGACCGTCGCTTCAAAGGAAATGTTGAAGTTGCATTTGCCCTTCATCAGGTTCGAGAAACATTGGGTCAGAAAGAGGGTGAGGACTTTGCTATGGCCGCGTTGCTTTACTATGGCGCTCACGGAAAGTCTGAGATTCAAAACGCTATCCAACAGCAGATACTGTTCTATGGCGTAAACAATAGCATTCTTGGGGAGATTGCCCCTGAGTCAGAAGAGGCTCAGTATGATGACAATCACAACTACATAGACCCGAGTCTAAAGTAGTTGTTTGACCATTTTTAATTATTAAAACACATAAACATCCTTAATGAATTACACAAAGGAATTCATATATTGTGAAAAGTACCCAAAGTTAAAATCAGAATGCGATTGTTCGGATTGTCACCCCGAAAGAATGATGCAAAAAAGAAAGCAAAGACGAGCCAAACAATGATTTACGTAATACTATCTATACCATTCCTATTTGCCGCAATATACCATTGGGCATCTTGGATGACATCCAAATGCTTCACTCAACTTATGGAGGATGGGCAGCCCGTTTTACACAATGGAGAACCATTATTTTCTTTTGATTCAGAAAGAGCAGAGAAATATATTAATATAATGATTCTATGCTATTACCCGGCTTGGCCCGCGCTTCAATTAGGACGTTTATTTAAATAACTTATCTTTGCACTATGGATAAAGATTCTAGATTAGAACGAACTGGAGTATCTGGCTACAATAAGCCAAAGCGTACGCCAAACCATCCTAAGAAGTCACACGTTGTTGTGGCTAAAGTAGGAGATAAGGTTAAGGTTATTCGCTTTGGTCAGCAGGGTGTTTCTGGGTCTCCGAAAAAATCTGGAGAATCTGAATCTTACCGAAAACGTCGGGAGTCGTTCAAGGCTCGCCACTCTAAGAACATCGCAAAAGGAAAGATGAGTGCGGCTTACTGGGCGAATAAAGTTAAATGGTAAAAACACATTAAGATGCCAGACCCTAAGAAAGAAAGTATGTTTGACAAGAAGAAGCGCGAAGAGCTTGCTCGTCAAAAAGCAATTACAGAAGCTCGAAAAAAACAGGCTGCTAAAAAACAGTCTGGCGATATGGGCGGATACTGATGCTACAGCATAAAGTAAAAAAAAAAGAAGTCTTGAAGATTATTAAAAATCATTTTAAAGACTTAAAAAAACAAGAAATAAAGAAGGGGGCATAAGCCCCCTTTTTCATTGCCCCCTACCACAGGGTGATTGTCAAAAAAAAATAAAAAATCAACTACCGCATCCTTCGCAATCGGGATTATCGATAGAGCAAGCCTTAGGTTGTGGTTGCGCTTCAAGTTGGTCTACAAAATCTGCAAAATCTGTTCCGAGGTCAAAGTCATTGATTGCCATAGTGATACGTTTTTGAGGTTAATAAAGAAAGAAAATCCCGACCGAAATGGCGATTCGGCCGGGACATTTGTGCGTACAAATATACTAAATTATCTTGTACCTTTTCCGTCAGTAGTTGCTTTTTTTGCAACAACCGAAGAGTAATTTCCGTCGGTTCCGACGAATTCCCAAACATTTAAGTTAATCTGCTCACCGGTAGACAAATCAAACTCTCGCTTGATTGTGTCTCCGGTCTCTTGGTCGTAGTCAACATACGTTCGGGTACGGCCGTACTTCTTAAGTTCGCCCGTTTCTTTGTTTCTAAAATAAGGCATTATATAAACTTTTCATAAAACCTAGACGCTTGTTCCCAAGGGAGAAAGCCAACACGTTTAGAAACTCTTTTTTCGCCCATAGAGCCAACTTGCGTATGGGCATTGCACGTTAAGTGTTTCCATTTTGGCTCAGGGCATTTGTTTAGGTTAAAAATCCAAACATCTCCTTCGTGCTCGTTCACATATAGTGGCTTGTATCCAAGCTTGTCGGCGCTTTCTTTAAGCGCCTTCCACTTATTGTGCTCAATGAGAAAGTCTCCATACTCCCTTTTATACTTATCGTCGCGACACTTTAACTCAACAATTAGCCCATTGATATCGTCAACGCAGTCCCACTTACTGAATTGGTCTTCTGTTTTATTTAGATTTGGTAGAATCTTTTTTTTCAGTGCCTCGTACAGGATGCGTTCGTTATCATTTATATGAGGCATTATCCTTTGTTATACTTCTCAAGCAATATGCTAAGAATTTTATAAAGGAAAAGCCCGGCGACAAACGCGATTTCTCGTTGCGCAGATTTGTCTAATACGGTTGCTAGAATAAAAAAACATCCGGAAAATACAATAACAACCTCAAATGGCGTAAAGTTCTTGGGCGATATGCTTTTAATCTTCTTTAGAAACTGTTTCATAATTCATTGTTTTGCAGTTAAAATAATTAAAGAAATCATCTTTCTTCAAAGTTGCTGTTTGAACCCATTTAGGTTCATAGTTACAAGTAATTGTCATTCGCTATCACTTTGATTATCAACGTACTCCTGACTATCCCCTGGGTCATCCCACCAAATAAAGCAAAAGTCGCTTCCGGGCTCGCTATTCGTTTTCATCTCCTTTAAATAGTTCGTGATAAAACTCTCTATGCGCCTCTAGGATTCCGTCTTGATATGATTTGATTTGCCTAGCCATATTGCGGAACGCCTTGTGGTACTCCTCCAGGTCCTCTTCAGAGTGTCCGTGTACCCTTTCTGAGAACTCATCTACAGAAGAGTACATACCCTCAATCATTCGCGCCTGGAATGAACGCATTTCTTTTTTTGTTGAAATTTTATTCATTTAAAATTTTTTTAATGGTTGCATCAACCTGTGCTCTATTCTTTGGCAAATATACTGAATAATCCCCCATATTGTTGTCGCTTAACAACTTTAGGAACATCTTAAATCTAAGCGGAAAAGAGTGGTTGCTTGGGACAAACCCTTTGGTTTCAATTATAAATTTACTCTTGTGTGAAACAAAATCGGGAGTGTAGGTTATTGCTCTAACCATTTTGCCTTCATTGTTTACCATCTCTTTTTTACCCGCTGTAGACTTGTAATAATTTCCATTATACCTGAACGAATCCAAGACAACAAAAGACTCTCCTTCATATTCAAACGAAATCCCAACATTCTTAAGTTCAGAATAACAATATGCTTCAAGAGAAGAGGCAAAGTTGATTCCATCAACTTTAACCTTCTTACTCTTTACCGCGCCGGTATTCCGGCTTTTTGTGGGTTTCCGTTTCACTCTATAAAGTTGCGAAAACAATTCAATTAAACAACGTAGTGTTAAAAAATATCTTCTAACTCTTTTATGTCTTTAAATTCAGTTGGCTCTACTTGAAATGATGTTTGCTTTTGTTCTGCAGTTTTTGTATCATTAACACTATTGAAAAACCTCTTCCCTCCGTTTACAAAAAACGCGGTTGAATCTGAATTCATTTCAAAACGAATTGGATTATCTGAAGCGGTTGGTCTACCGCCAGACTCTTGCTCTCTAACCTTTCTAATGTGCATCTCCATAGTTCTACGGGTTGATTCGTTCTCGTGCTGAATCTTTCTATGAAACGTTAAGAAAATATCACAACGATTAAGGAAGAGCGAGCCGCCTTCGCTGTCCTCCGCATATGGAGCAACCGAGTGCCCATCGTCGCCCTTCTTGCGTTGAGCGGCCGTATTGGCGTGAGTATTTAACCAAAGGCTAACCCCCGTAGACTGACAAAACGTTAGCATTGCGGACGCGGCCTCGTAGTTATAGTGGTGCGCGTTAAATCCTGAAGAGCCATTCTTCTCCATAACTAATGAATTGTACGGGTCTACAAACAGGGCGTCAAATGGCCTGCGAGCCATCTCTTTCTCTGCGTACAGAAGCACGTCTACATATGAATAGTTTCTCTTATTTGATAAGAAACTAAAGTGCTCATTAACCCACTTGTAGTAGTGGATTATTTGATGTTCATTCATATCCTGTAGAAGCATTTGAGATGCATACTCAATCATACGAGTCTTGATTGTTGATGTCTTCGATTCAGAAGAATAAACAAACCACTTCCACCCGTGTCGTATTGACGCATTAATCATAAGGTGTAGAACTAGCGTTGTTTTACCAACTGAAGAATGACCATTTACAATTACAAAACTTCCACGCTTGTATCGAAAATATTTATCAATATCATCGTGACCAGTCTTTAAGCCCAATTCAACCTCTCCTCTTTTTATCTTCATAATTTCAGATAAATCCTCATCTTCGTCTGAAAGGTAACTTAGGTTTTCTGTATCGGCCAACTCAACCTTTCTCCGCTCTTCGTAATACTCGGCATCAATCTCTGTGATTGGCAGTAGTTTTCCTTGACTTATGCCGTCCATAATGGTCTTCATCGCAAGGTCTAAACTATCTATATCACGCTTCTTGATTTCCGCCTCAAGAACCTGCAATACCTGAGTCTCGTCAAGTATACCGCTTCCGATATACCCACCCATAAGCCGAGCGGCCCTAATAAGTGTGTTGTGTTTTTCGCCATCTCGCGCATTGCGAATCATATTCGCAGCAACTTGAAGTTTTGTGTAGTCAACCTGGACCCCGCTTTGGACTTGCTTTGGTTCAGGAAGTTCTACTCGCTCATCAATATTTACTGGCGAAAACTTTTCAGAAACCGTCTTTACGATAATGTCAGGGTCATATGACTCATAGCACGCTCTGCTAATGTTTCTACCCGATGGGTCTAATTCAAGTTGATGAACATCCCGGAAGTGTTCAATCATAGCAGAAAAATGCTCCTTGTGCTTCCCCGGGTTTTCTACATTAACTAGAGCCTTTACTCCGTCTCCCGACGGGGAGGTCCAACAGGCAATAACAACGTCGTCATTTGACAATGACTGCTTTGTCTTATCAACGTCAACGTGGTCGAAGTCACAAATAATAAGACCATTGTGCTCGACAAGGTCAACATCAGCGCGTCTGTTAAACTTTCCGGAAAACAAAACAACAGGCAAATCGTTTTTTCTACGCTTATCTCCCGCCCTTACTTGCTCGATTGTGTCGGCATTCTTTCCGGTCTTAATCCTATCAAGGGCAACGCTTAGCGGAACAAAGTGTGGGTTTTCAGTATCGAATACTGATTTGAACATAGTTACGATTGGGTCGTTCATTTTAGGCGATAGTTTAACTCTTCTCTTAAGATTTGAATTGCCTCTTGATTTGTCATCTTATTTTCTTCAATTCTTGAATCAATAATTTTCTTGAGGGAAAAAGCAAAGTCAATTGCGCCCTCTAGTGGGACTGACGACAGGGCCTGCTTCCAATATTCAAGAGATTCAATGTATTCAATTTTGCCGCGGTCAATCTCTGTTTTTGCGGTCTCTATGTTGTGATAGACGTTGCTTCGGTCCTGGTTGATTAGGATGGCGATTGAATATTCAGATAGTCGAATTTTCTTTTTAAGAATTAAGGAAATCACTTGCCTCGCTACGACGTGAGTGTGACGCCGTGTACGTTCTAGCGGGTTTACGCTTGATATCTTTTGATACTCTTGGCACAGTAAATTGAATCTCTCTTTCTTCAGCATCTTTTAATTTTTTTAAAATTTTAACAATTGTCTTTAGACGTGTATGAACATTTTGAGTGCTCCATTGAAACTCCTCCGCAATTTCGGTTGCGGTAAGCCCCTGAAGAGTTCTTTCAAAAATGTGCATTTGAATTGGGTCTAGACTATTCTGAGCAGAAGACATAAGCCACTCTATGGTGTTGTCATATTCTTTTGTGTCTGCTATTGCATTTAATTCATAAATTGACCAAGTCTCCTCGCCATCACCCCTTAGAAGGGTGCACTCTGAATCAATTGGTAAGTTATTCTTATTTAAAGAATGACTTTTTAGCATAGTACGAATGGCGTTCCAAACGGTTAATTCAACCGATGAGTAGAGGTGCTTTTCATCTTCGAATTCATATTCTTCATTATATCTTCGCATAACACCAAGGATTGCCTTGCATCGAACTTCCGATAGGTCGTCTTCGTTTTTAATAAAACATCCGTGTTTCCTTGCTACGAAATGATAAAATGTATCCTCAGTCAGAAATCTCTGTAGGTCCTTCGGTGTTAACTTCATATGGTAAAATAATTGCTCCTAATTCGGGGTCTAGTCGCTTAACCTCTAAAAGTATTTCTAATTCTTTTTTATATGCTAACCGCATCTCTTCAGCGGTACTTGTCTTGCCCTCATTAGCAAATATCTTTGAAGCCTCAAGCAATAGGGCGTCGGTTTGCTTTTTTACTTCTGCGCATTTGGCGCACTTACGGCATCTAGTTTTATTTTCCATTGCTTATAATTTCTTTGGTGTTTGATTCATCCATAACAACCATATCGGTGCTAACAATACCCTCTCTTCGCTCAATTGCAATTATAAGAAGTGCGATATATCCCTGAAGGTCATAGAGAGTGTCGACGCTCTGAGCACCAATTCCCTGTCCCCGAAGGCGCATTAACTTATCGTCCATCCTGGCACCAAGGTTAACAACCGCATCGGTTGTTCCAAATACTCCGATTGGATTTAAGGCACTGTCGCCGTACTGCCTGTTCTTTTGGATGAGGAGGTCGCGTGTTGATTTCATAATGCGATTGATTGCCTCCTGTGTTTCAGTTATGCCCATCTTATAATTGTTTTTTTTCTAGAACATCTACTACCTTCGTCCAGTATTCGGAAAAGTCATTGAAAGCCAAGCATTGCCTTGCTTGGATTAGTGCTGTATCTCCGTGCCACCTTTTCATAAAGATGGCTTTCTCTGCTATTGTCATTCTTTTCATATTCAGTCTTCCATATAAAAAAATGAGCGGGAGATTTGCTTTTTGTCTAAAACTTTTAATACTTTAAAGTTATTGGGTACTTTAAAAGCGGCACTTGAGCGATTAACAACTTGTGACTTTAAGTAGTTTCTAGCGAATTCGCTATTGAATATTTCTTCAGGTGTATCAAGTACGCTAACAAGTTCTCTAACAGATGTATTCCATTGCTTATTTTTTAGATACGCTATTGAAACTTGCATCAAGTAAATCATCTTTCCTTGTTTGGATTTCATATCGATTGCTATAAAGTATTTGGTTCTTGTCTATTTCTCGAAGTCGCAAAATACCATCCGGTGCTATCGACCGAATGTATTTAGTGGTTAAAATAAGTATGTTGCTATTTGGTTTATCAGGGAACAATAGAAACACGCAATCGCGTGTTAGGTCTAACTCTGAGCAGGTTATTTCCTCTGATAGGTCAAAGCATCCATACGAATATGATATCTTATGCTTTCCCTTTATAATTGCGAAAGAGGTGGAGTCCGACTCAAAAGAGTCGGCTCCTTTCCTCATCGCTTCACCCATAGCAAATGCCGGGGTGAACTGACTATACCTCAATTAAAATGGCAAGTCGTTTGATTGACCTTGAGTGAAGGCTTGTTTGGTTTCATTTACCTTTGAGCCTCCTGCGGATGATGCATTTTGATAGACCTCCATATAATACCCTCCGTCCTTGGACTGTTTCCAATTTAGATTAACCCAACCTCGTGAGTTTTTGGCGGCTTCTAATTTTTCAAAGTCTTGTGGCCCGAGGGAGACTGAAATAAGTTCTCCATATTTGCCTTCCTTTGTTTCAACTCGTCCTACATAAATTTTATCAGACATAATTTTAGATTTAGATTAAAGTGATTGATTGATTAATTCTGCTATGTGACGATACTTCCAAATGTAACGAACAGCATCATCGGATTTCTTTGATAGGTATTCATCGTGCCTATTTTTATAGAGCGACAAACTGCGACGACTTAAGCCAACACCTTCTATCCCTGCTGAAGATAACTCTCTATGCAGTTGAGTAGGAGTAATGTTGCGTCCAAGCATAATTATGTTGACAACAAGTTGTCTGTTCTCAACAACATATCTACTTGAAGAGTTGCGTAAGTCTAATCCCAGTCCCTTCTCCGCGGCTATGAATGCTTGCGCTACCGAAGACAATCCTTTCTGCTTACTTGGGAAAAGCCAAGTAACAAATTTAGATACTAAACTCATTTGATTAAATTTCGCCCGACAAGGCAAACGAATCAGTTCGATTGCCGTTGTTTAGCCAATTATTAATATTCGCTATCGCGCTCCAAAACTTGCGCTCTCCGGACTGAAGAGAACGCTCTGATGCTCGATACACACCGCACAGATATGGGGATGATTTTTCCTGAACAACCCAGTAAAATTTATTTGTTCCCATAACTTGCGTATAGATGTAGGCCTGTATGTCGTAACAAAAATTGCCTACATCGTATCGGAATCCGTGTATTGACCGCGTGGATTTAGAGTCCGAAATAAATCCATTTTCGGGGGAGTAGCAGTCAAGGAATCCGCGGACGGGTATTTCTCCAATCCAAGAGTTAATCTCGTATTGGGGAGTCCCCGTTAGGTAATATCGAACTGATGTTACCTCACCTGTTTCTTGGTCAATAATCTCACTATTGTCCAATCGATTTATCATATCCTTTGCGGTGTTCCAGTCATCCATAGAGATTATTTTCTTTCCGGATTCAAGGGCAACCTTGGTCTCTCCATCAAGCCATTCTTTATAGACTTTTGTAGAGCGTGGAGATTTGTAATCAGCGGATATGCCTTCTACAAACTCGGAATCGTTAATTACTATGAACTTGTCGTTTACCGAATTTGGTTCAAGTAGCATAGCATCATACAAACTTCCGAATATAAGCGCATCTGATTCTTTCTTTAACAAACCCTTCATATACAACTCAAAGAGTTTCATATCTTGGTTTTTAGAATCATCTGCGGCGTATTTGATTGCAGAGTACGACAGGTATCCTTTACCTGTCGCCTCCAACAACTTACTTGCAAACTCCATTAGGCGAACTTCTTGATTGCCGCGATTTGCTTATCGCTAAACGTGGAGCCGTACTTATTCAGTACCAAGCCTACTGCGGTGGTCGCATTGCTTGACTGCTTGATGTATTCCACAGCCTGACTGAATGTGTCTTCGGGTGAAGATTTTGCCGCTACCTTCTCGGCGGGGGCGGGTTTGCCGTGCGTATTTGTAGCATCGGCATCTTTTGTGTCGTCAATTAGAAATAGACCATTTAGCGCATACTTGCGCGCATAAGAGGATGATGCTCCAAATGATTGAGCGATATCCATACCCTTTCGGTTAAGGTCTACTCCGGCCTGAGCGGTAACTGATACCGACTCATCGCCGTCGGTTAGTGTTGCCGTAGCAGTAATGATTGCTACGCCAACAAGTTCCTCTACACTATCACTAATGGTTAGTACAAGCCCGTTTGCGGCAAGTAATGGTTTAACTGCTTCGAGGATATCTTCTTGGTTTCGATAAGAGTATTTACCGAATGAGTTGTACTGCGACTTCGGGGCCTTAAGGGCCTGTTGTACGGCAGTAACTTTTGAAATAAGGTTAGACATATGTAGATTGGATTTTCGTTACTGAATAGAACGGCAGTAACTTCCGTTTTGATTTAATTTAATTCGATAAGTCAAAGAACTTTCCCAAAAGGAGCGCGAACATACAAAATAAATTTGACTTATGCAAATTATTTTTTCAGTTCTTCTTCTAATCGGGACAGGGCAGTATTTACAATCTCCCTAAAAAAGAACCTGTTAACAGAGTTGCTCATCCACTTATTGAAGTCGGGATAAACATCGTTAAGGTCTTTTTGTATTTCGTTGAGTTCATCGCGGCGGAATCGCATATCAAGGCGATGCTCGCCGTTCTCGTCAGTTAGAAGTTCGTACTTCTTCATACTTTAGGTTACTTAAGTTAGTAAAGTAGTTACCTTCAGGTATCTTCAGGTAACTACTACTTAAGTAGAACCTGAAGTAATATACCACGATAGGCAAAGTTCGGCAATTAAAGTTAGGTGTTAGTTATCAACACCTCTTCGTGAAATCCAATTATCTATAACCGGAGTTGGAACCGCAGGCTTTCCGTCTATATGAAGAGACATAAGGATGTCTTGCGCTCTATGTAGTTCAAGTCCAATGGATTGAGACCGGCTCCTGTCTCCGCTATTTTTTTTGCCTATTACAACTATGTCTCCACAAAATTGGCCTAAAACTTCTCCGTCGGCATCCGTAAGGGTCACCATATCGTCAACATAGTCAGACGCGTCAGGGCAATATATCGCTTCCAGGTTGCTCGATATTTCGTGTGCGGAAAATCGTTCCCCCATTCGTATTTCATCAAGAGCGTCAAACAATGGGTTTTGTTTTGAACTGACTTTTTTTATGTACGAAAAGTATCTATCTCCTTCTTTCTTGATTATGATTGCATAACTACTCATTGTAAATATTAATTAGGGTTTCTTTAAATGGATTTCCCTCAATTTTTTGAACGAGTTTTAGCATATCAATAGCCAATTCCCTAACTTCTACTTGAGCGTGTTCCGATGCGCGTAAATTTAAGAAATTTGCGAATGAGCGCATATTGAACATAACATCTGCGGTGATTTGAGAATTGTATGTCTTAAAGAATCTCGCTGATTCTTTGGCTCTCTTTCTACCGAGTGATGGAGTGAGTTTTTCAATGTGCTCGTGATACAACTTGTTGGATAGTTCAGAAAACTGAATTAATTGCTCTTGGCTATCCAAGTCCCAGTCGATTGGGATGTAGAACTTATCATCTTTAAGTTCCTTGTATCGCGCTGATTCAGCGTTAAGTGATGACATCCTGTGCTTAAGCAGGTGGATGTGCGTAGCAATATCAGTGGTTACAAGAAAGTGTACTGATGCCTTCTCAAATGGAGTTTCGTGTCCATTGCTCCATAGCATATTAATCAACGCGGGGATTCTACTGACCTTGTCGTCTGTCAAGTCCCTTGATGTTGATGTCCACGCGGACTGGGCAATTACTTTGTCACTCCCGTAATAGCCTAAAAGTTCTACTTTATTTTGCATACATTATTGATTTTACTTTATTCCAATATTTTTTTGTTGATTGTTTTTTGTGACCATTGCCTCCACCATTCCAACATCTTGCTATGCGCTCGGGTGAATGATTTTTATGAGATAGATTCACAAAAGTCCACCACATTTCTTTTGATTTGGATTCAGACCACCTATCGTTAAGGTTAAATACACTATCATACCCCGCTAATTTAAGTTGACGATTTATTTCCCTGACCATAATAGGTCGGATTTGAAGCACACCTACCGCATCTTCTTTCTTGTTGTGAGCATTCGGATTTCCGGTGCTTTCCACTTGAATCTGCGCATTCATAAGAGTGCCTAATGTATCTTTTCGCGATGGCTTTCTTTTGGAAGGCTTAACAAGCCCAACATCAATAGTTGTTGAGACATCGCTTTCAATAGGACTAACTATCGTCAACATACCGATAGTTATCAATGATGCTAAATTGTTCATTAGAATTCAGGATTGCGGCCACGCTGACGCCTATGGTCTTGATGGTCAAGTTCAATTTCAGCCATAACAAACTCTATAGCCTCAAGGTCTTTATAATCCATAGTAGAGTTCTCTACCAGTTCATACAATTGATTCCATTTACTCATCGTCTTCTTTAAATCTTTTTAATTCAAATTCAAGGTCGTAAGCGCAACTCAACATTACTTCCCGGGCAAATTCATCTTCTATATTGTTAATCGCCTCGAACATAGTCATAAGTGTTTTTTTGAAATGACTATAGGCGTATCGCTCTACTGATTCAATACTCGTTTTTGATATGCACCACATTAATGATAGACACTCCACCTTATCATCAGAAATAAGGTCTGCAAGTTTAATCATATCAATATCGTCATCTGCGTTCATAATCGCAGATGAAAGTTCGTCATACTTCTTTACGAAGTTGTCAACATCGTACCCGAAATGTTCAGGGATTGTTTTACCGATTCCGTCCATATTATTCAATTACAAATTCATTTTCTATGTTAGTTTCCTTTATGACATTGGCGGAAACTACACCCTCTATAAGGAATACTTTTTTATTTGATTTTGATTCAGGGTTATTAGATACCTTAAATGAATCACTATTTGTAATTGTATTCCATTCATTTACAAAATCTTTTGCCTCTTTTTTAGAGCCGACAAAATAAGTCCAAGCATTATATTCCATATCAAATGTGTTATTTTTTATAGTTCAGTATTTAAGTTAATAAAACTCTTTACAAAATTTAATGTACTTTGAATGTCTTTTTTAAATTCATTTGGATAGTTAAATAACTTCTTAACCCTAAAGTCATTTGAATTATTTGTTTGCTCCCAAACCCTTAATCCATCCGAGTGAATTGTAAAAATAACATCAGTATATTGACTATTTGAAATGCGAAATATGTCGCACCCATTCATTTGTTCAATTGTCATCTGCAAATCTTTTTATCGTGTTTCGCAATGATTCATCGTCAAACATTTCAACTGAATCAAGGTCTAATGATTTAGATGCTATATGTCCTTTCAATAAGGAACTGACATAATCAGCACACCTAACTTTGTCTTTACAATCCCAAAGGTATTGAGATGTTTTGTCGTTTAGAAATATAAACGACATAGCGTATCTCTCATCTCTCTCACCTATGAATCGTATCAATGGCTCACCCATCAGGTATGCCGTTTCAACTGCGGTGAATAGATTGATAATCTTAACGACATCAAGCATAGCCAATCTCGTTTAAATTTGGAACATTTTGTGAATCTCTCATTACCGCCTGAAATGATTCAATGAGTATCCGCGCATAAATTTTTGGGTTTGTAACTTTAGAACTTGTATACTGCTCAACGAGTTCGTTGTCAAACATTACACTAATTAAATGTCCCGACTCAACTTGTTTAATTACAACATTTAATGAGCCTTCATAAATTGAAACTGAATTTTTCATCTTTCTTTAGTGTTAAAGGTTTTTGTATTTTCTAATTACTTCAAAGGTTCTTTTCAAATCACCATCAAGATGTATCTTTTGATACATCCTAACAGGATACCAGGCAATAGTGTAGCCGTGATTAGCATTATAATCTTCAGGCTGTATTCTATTACCATTTACTTTGTGTAAGTAAATCCAAGGTATATTGCCCATTAACTCAAGTTCAATACCGATACGCTTCATACGATTGATGAAGATGTCAACCTCATTCATTTCTCTTTGGTGTTAAAGGTTTCTTCAAAGTATTCTTCAGCAGTCCATCTTGACTCAACTGCTCCGTGTCGTGCATCACTAAAGGCGTTACAGATGACTTCTTTCTC